ATTCTCATCAGTGCGAACGTGGGAATTGCCCGCTCTACTTTCGCGAACTATCGCGAGGCCCGTTTCTCGTTTCACAGTGAGACGCTCGAACCTCTTATAAAGCGTATTCTCAGATTCTTAAATCACTGTCTCGAATACGACTATGAGGGCGAAGGCGAGATATACGCAGACATGGCAGAGATGAGAGCGTTTCTCGACGACAGCGACTCCCAGAGCGCGAGAGCGTCGTCCTTATTCGCGGCGGGTATCATCACCCTGAACGAAGCGCGACAACTCGTCGGAGAGGATGCTGTAGACGATGGCAACATTCGGCGCGTTCCGATGAATATCATCGAATCGTCACAAATAGAAGAGGCGCCTTCAGCGTTGCCAGAGGCGACGCCAGCCATTGAAGAGTCATCAAGCTATGATGAGAAGGCCCGCGTCGCTCCCAGGGCCGCACAGCTACGCCGAACGCTACTTGCAGACAGAGAAGAATTAACAGAACGGCTCCAATCTGATTTAGAGCGATACTTTAAGCGAATAAAAAACCGTGTCGACGGCACAATCGGGCGATACTTAGAACGAAACACAGACGAACAAAAACAATTCCCCGTCTCGTTCTCGAATCTTTTGCCCGTCTCATCGGAAAACGACCTAAGCGAGATTCTTTACAAGAACTTCGAGAGGGTAACCAAGTCGACATTTGCCCGCATCAACGCGTCCGGTATGGCAGGGACTCTCGAATGGTCCGATAAGTTGCCAACTGTGCAGGCTATAACGACGGGAGCATCCGCGAGGGCGTCGATGATACACAAGACGACTAACAAGGCATTTCAACGCACTGTGGCGACCGCTCTCGAACGTGGTTACTCTATTGAGCAACTGGCGCGAGGCGTACCCGCAGACAAGTTCCCAGGGATCAGGAGTGTCGCACTCGAAACGATTACCCGCTCCCGCTTGATAGCGAGAACCGAGATTATGAGAACGCAGAATCTATCGTCTCTGGGTCATTACAAGGAACAAGGTTTCGAGTATATGCGCGCTGACGATGTCGACGGAGACCCCGACGACAATTATGTCCCAGATGGTGACCCGTACGGCCGCACTTGTGCAGAACGTCACGGGCAGATTTACCGCGCAGAGGATGCCGCTCTGATAGTCGACCATCCAAACGGTACTTTGAATTGGGAACCAATGCCCCGAAACTACAAGCCGACGGAGGCTCTATGATTAACAAAGTCGCAGATATTGAAATCAGAAAAGTCGATAAGACGCAGGGAATCATCGAAGCGTTTGTTAACACGATGAACGTTCGCGATTCGGATGGCGACGTTATAGAGCCGACGGCGTTCGATAAATCGATTTCTAACAACCTTCCTATTCCTGTATTGCTAGGCCATGACCAGCATCAAATAGTTGGCAAAGTCTTCGACGCTCAGTCCGTCGAATCAGAAGACGGCGCATACCGACTATATGCAAAGATGCAGATGAACATGGAAACGGACGCGGGGCGCGACGCGTTCTCGAATGTAGCGGGGGAATATGTACGCGAATGGTCTGTCGGCTTTAACTTGCCCGATGGCGGCGTATCAACAGAGGGAAGGGGCAAGGAACAAACAAGGCGCATCAAGGAACTCGACTGGGTTGAGACCTCGGCAGTCGTCAGGGGAGCATCTCCAAATACGGCGACGATCGACGCGAAAACCGAAAAGGCAAACCGTGCAATCGCATCCCATACGACAGAGACGGCAAGCGGGAGCTGGGCCGCTAGTGCGAGCCGCTCCGCGCTGTCGAATGATATCGAGACCTTACGGGGAGCGTATGCCTGGGTGAGCCCCGACGGTAAGCCCGATTCCCGAAGTTCTTACAAGTTTATCCATCACCATGTTGAGGATGGGAAAGTTGGCGCCGCCAATATTCGCGCTTGCTCCGGCGGTATAGGGATTCTTAATGGCGGCAGAGGCGGTTCGAATATACCGAAAGCAGACAGAGAGCGCGTTTATAAACACCTAGCAAAGCACATAAAAGACGCTGGAAAGAACCCGCCTGATTTGTTAAGTAGTTCGCGAGTTTGGTCGCGGGTGAGGAATATCGACACAGCGAATTGGAAGGAACTGGTCGAAGATTTAAGTGAAGAAGAAGCGGCCGCTTTGGCAGTCGCCCTTTTAGAAGAAGAGGAAAGCACACCGACAGAAGCGAACGATGAGCCCGCGGAGACTGCCACCGTTGAAGTTGACGACAACGCCGAAGACGACGTTGAAGAAACTTTCGACGCTGACGCCGCCGAAACTGAGTTGCTCGCCAACGCCACAAGACAGCTTTCACTTCTTACAACGTTATTAGAAAACAGACTATCGGTTCAGGAGGACTAACTTGAACACGCGAGAGATAAGAGAAGAGGCAGGCGCACTCTTAAAAACAGCGCAAGAGTCGCTCGATAAGGGCGACGTTGGGCAATTCGACAGAATCATTTCCGATGCCCAGGCCAAGATGACGAAAGCGGACGAAATGGACGATGCCCGCTTGAAGTTGAAAGCTCTTTCGGGGGACTTTAACCGACCCCTCAACGAGCTACCTGTAGCGTCGAAGGACGTCGCAAGGTACAACGCTGACGATACGACCTCGGATACTAAAGCGGATTACAAGCCGCAGACCTGGGTGCGTGGATTGCCAGCGATGTCCCAGCCAATCTGGGTGCAGGAACAGTGCGGAGAAAACATTAAAGATCACGCTCGATTCCAGAAAGACACTTTTATGAAATGGATGAAAGCACCGTCCGAAGTTGCCTTCCAGATGACCGCAACGCCCGACGAAAAAAAAGCGATGCAGGAAGACACAGACGCCGAAGGAGGCTTCTTTGTCCCAGAAGAGTTTGTAGCGTCGCAAATTGTGCATGATCCTGGAGTACCAGGTGGACGATTGCGCCCGTACTGCAACGTCATTCGGGTTGCCAGCAAGGATGGTTATATTCCTGGTATTGCATCAGCAACTTGGGCGGCGATCGCAGAGGAAGCCGCTTATTCTGACCAGACTCCCGTGACCTCGCAGATTGCGTTCAGCCTTGAGAAGTCTGGAGGATTGGTCAAAGTCACCAGGGAACTATTGGACGATAGTGCCATAAACCTCCCTGCCATGCTTTCGCAGATATTCCAGGAAGCCGCTGGAAGATTTGAGGATGTTGGGATAATCAGCGGAAACGGCACGACTCAATATGCGGGGATAATGGGTGCCAGTCCTTCTGATTACACGATGGCAAATGCCACTTCTGTGGTAGCCGCCGACCTGACTGGAATTTATTTCACACTTGAGGAGCAGTTCAGGTCTAATGCCAGTTGGATAATGAAGTCCGCGATTGCGTCACTCATAACGAGTATCGCATCAACGGCGGCAGGTGTTCACGCGATTCCCGACCTGACAGCGGCTCCCGCCAATTTCATACTTGGTAGGCCAAATGTAATGGTCGACTCGGCTCACGGTCTTGGTGCAACCATCACGGCTACTGAGCGAATTGCCTTATTCGGCGACCTCAAGCACTATGCAATTTTTGACCGTGCCGGATTTTCAATAAGGCGAAACGATTCTGAATTTATGAATACAGACCAGGTGGGTTTTTATGCCAGCAGAAGAGGCGACGGGCAGTTGACCCTTGCCGCCGCTTTCAAGATGTGCAGAGCCGCCGCCAGCTAGTTAAATAGGATGGGGGCTAGGCGGGGATTTTTAATGGACTTCCCCCGCCTAGTCCCTTTGAAGGTGTTTTATGGTTAAAGTCAAATGTATTAAAGAATTTACCCTGGGAGGAAAACTTTATTCCAAGGGTGATGAGTATGAAATGCTCGCCAAGCAAGCAACAGATTATGGTGAGTATTTTGAAAAGATGAAATCGCCTCCGAAGAACAAGGCAAAGCAGACCGAGGAAAACAAGTAAATGGCGACACGGCATTCCTATGCGAGTATCGACGACCTTCGTGATTATCTCGCAGGGTCAACATATTCGAGCGGTTGGACAACTGACACGACAATCTTAAGAAGGATCGTCGAGTCCGCATCTAGCCGAATCGATAACTATGTCGGTATGCAGAGTTTCGGCCCGCGTGTCGAGACTCATCATTTCGATATTGGTTCCGGTACTCTCAGAGATACGCCGCAAACCCTGGTGCCTTCGACCTCTACAACGTTAATCGGGGGAAAGGATTTTTACTTATCGGCGATTCCTCTCGATTCGTGGCTCGTCTCTGTAACTTCTGTCACGTCATACAAGCAGACAGAGCGCACAGAGAGCGAGACATTGACCGCGGGATATAACGCCGATTACTGGCTCGAACCCTACAACACGACGCCGAAAACGCGTCTCAAGTTGAACGAAGATTCCGCCAAATCTTTTCATGCAGGCCAACAGACTCTCGCGGTTGCCGCGACCTGGGGTTATGCGAACGACACCATAAGCGAGACGACCGCTGATGCAATAGGATCGACCACGACGACATCGGCAAGCGTATCGAGTGCCAGTAGCCTGGGAATTGCCCAGACAATCCTGATCGATTCTGAACAGTTATATATAACAGGGATCAGTGGTAATACCCTTACAGTCGAAAGATCCGTCAATGGCACGACAGGAGCAACCCACAGCGGCGGTGCCACCGTTTACAGCTATGAATACAATCCCATCGTCGTCCAGGCTTGTCTTGATTTAAGCAAGGTCTTTTTTAGGGACAGGGATATGGGGACAACTCTCACAATAGGGAGCGGAGACGCGGGAATCACGCGCTCTGATTTCGATGCGAAGTCGGTTCTCTCAACGCTCGACGAATTTCTCTCGGTGACAGCTTACTCGGAGATTTATTTCTGATGGCAAAGGCGAAGGTTACTTCAAAGGGGCCATTATTCGATGATCCCGTCGAGGCCCTCGCCAGGGCCGCGAATCGTGCGCTGACTGATATTGCTGTCATGGGCGCGAATCGCGTCAAGAAAGAGCTATACCCAGGACACGGGCGTATTACGGCGAATTTAAGAAGTCATGTAGGCGGAAGCCTGGTAAAGAACTTTCATGCGCAAATAGACGCAGGGGAAGCGCGCTATGGCGCCAATATCGTCTATGCGAGCTGGGTAGAAGGTACTTCGTCGCGTAACAAGAAAACATCGTTCTCTGGATATCATATGTTTCAGAACGCCAGGGATTGGCTCGCGAAAGGCTCGAAAGAAATCGACGAGCTATTCGAACAGGCTCTTTTAGAGGAGTTCGAATGACACGCGCAGGGGCAATCGATAGGATTGACGCACTACTAAGCGGTGTCACGGATCCGACCTTCACCGCTGTGATGCGCGGAGAGCCGTTGGCAGTAGGCGGAACCCCTCTATGTGCATTCTGGCTCACAACTCGCTCTACAACTCAACTGACGCTAAAAGACACGTCAACGCTAACGACGTTTCTTGTTCGTGTTTATTTCAAGATGCAGATAAGCGCAGACGTTCGAGAATCTATCGAACTCGATTTGTGGGATGCCTCGGTGAATATCGACACGGCATTAAGAAGCGACGCAAATCTCGCGGGGCATTGTTCTGATTCAAACGTCGGAACTTCGACAACGGGTTATACAGACATCGGTGGCGTTGCCTATAGGACACTCGACATTCCTTTCGAAGTCGAGATTCTCGGCGACGTGACAATCACGCCATAGGAGAACGCGATGGCAAAAGTATCTGGATTAAATGTTCGGCTTTATGTCGAAGGGAATGATTTAAGCGGCGACGCGAACTCGCTCGACGGCCTCGGATATACGCAAGAGGCATTTGATACGACAACTCTGAGCCAGGCCGCGGTATCGCGGCTATCGGGACGGGCTGATGGCACTGTCGGCGTCTCGGCTTTTTTCGATGCCGCGACGAGTCATATTTCAGCGGTTGCAACTGCTAATAGCGGAAAACTTCCGACATCAGACCAGACCGTAATGGTTCCAATGGGAAGCGCTGTCGGTGCCGAGTCAATATCGTTTGTTGCAAGACAAGCAGATTATGGAGTGAGTGGCGGCACGGGCTCGCCCGTCACTGTCTCGGTCTCTTATGCTATCGACGCAGTCGCCCCAACATTTGGAAAAATGACGACCTCGCATCTCGACACAATTACCTCCTCAACTTCTGGTACTGCGATAGATGATTCGGCGTCGAGTAGTGACGGCGGTTCCTGGGGCTATCAGGTGACTGCCCTATCTGCGGTGGGCGGTAATGCCCGCTGGCATTTGAACCTTCAGCACTCATCAGACGATTCATCTTATACAGATGTCGCGTCGGCAACGGTCACAGCGTCTGACGGCACTGGAGCCGCGAACGCAGATTTTACGGGAACACTTAATCGATACGTTAAATACAGGGTAGTCCTGGACGCATCGAGCGGGTCGATAACTTTTGCAATAGCTTATACAAGAACATAGGCGGTAATAAATAAGGCATGAAGTAAAATTCATGAAATAATTTTTAGGAGTTATTATGGCTAAACAGACGGGTTTAGGGGACTACATAGCGGTGGACGATAGCGGCGGGACCGCGCGCGACCTCTCGACAGACATCACGAATTATGATGTCGCAATCGCGCAGAACACAATCGACGCGACGAGCATCAGCAAGAGCGCATTCGAGCGCCTCATCGGCTTGAATGATTTGACGGTCACACTTACGGGAGTCGCTGACTTCGCATCGAACCTGGCGCACGACGTTTTCAAGACGCGCTCCGGTACGCGAACGTTTGACCTCAGAATTGGCGGGAATACTTCGAGCAATCCCCGTCTACAGGCGGAGATGGTCGTCACAGACTATTCGCTGTCGAGAGGGACAGACGGAACACTCGGCTGGACTGCGGGCCTTGCTCTACAGAGCGGCACGACTCCCGCATATGACACGGTGCCATAGTGGTTAGCACGAAAACACAGGCGTTCATCGTCGAACGTCGTGAAGCGTTTCTAACTTTTCCTGAAGATAGTGATTACCACGGTGCAGAAATACGGGCGAAGCTCGATGTGGATGTCAGGACGTTTCTCGAACTTCAGTCAATCGGCGACGATGCAACTGCAACTGAGCTACGGGATGCGTTCACGTTGTTCGGCGACGCTATCGTCAAAGAATGGAATCTTCAGGACGAAGATAACAAGCCCGTACCTGCCACGGGCGACGGGTTTATGACGTTGCCGCCTGCATTCTGCACGTCGGTAATCGGAGCGTGGGCAGAAGCCGCGTCAACAGTGGGAAAAGTTTAGAGGCGAAGGTTCTCAGGTGGAAAGCTGTCGGTGGTGGTTCAGACAGAGACGGCAATCCTATCGAGAAACCCAGCGAACTCGCATGGGCTGAATTAGTCGACAGCATTTGTGAGAAGTACGGGAAACTCCCGTCGGAAGTCTTCGCCGAAGATGTCAGCATATTAAGAATGCTCGACTTGCTAGCAAAAGGAAGCGACGAGAAAAAGAATGGCTAACACAGTCTCGGTCGAAGTGACAGCAGATACAAAGTCTGCCGAAAAGAATCTCGGCGGCTTGGGGGGCAAAGTTAAGAGCCTTCAAAAGCCGTTAATGATAGGCGCCGCCGCGACTACTGGCTTTGCTATGGCGGCGGTTAAACTGGGCGACGAAATGAAAGCGGCAGAGAACACGATTGCCGCTGGAACGGGTGCGACTGGCGAAGCTCTCGAAGCACTTACAAAAGATTTCGAGAGTGTCTTTGCAAATGTTCCGCAGGATTCCCAGGCTGTCGCAAGTGCTATCGCGGACCTGAATACAGAACTTGCCCTGGAAGGCGACGAGCTTCAGAACGCATCGAAAGCGTTTCTCGATGTCTCTCGCGTCATGGGGGAAGACATGTCGCCCATGATTAAAGCGGTCTCCGACTCTATGGTTGCGTTCGGCGTACCTGCCTCAGAAGTCGAATCCCAGCTCGATAAATTAACGACGGCATCCCAGGCTGTCGGCGTACCGATGACGACGTTAGCAGGTAGTGTCGTCAAGTTCGGCCCACAGCTCAAAGAGATGGGCTTGTCTCTCGACGAATCGACTGCGTTATTTGCCAATATGGGAGCGGCTGGCCTCGACGCCGGAAAGATGATGCCAGGGCTTAACACGGCTATCAAAAAGATGACGAGTGAAGGCGTCACAGATATGTCCGTGGGGCTCACAGACTTAATCGACAGCATTAAGAACGCGGGATCAGAAACCGAGGCGATGGGTATTGCGACAGATGCCTTCGGTGCGGGCGCGGGAATCAGATTCAAAGACGCAATCCAATCGGGCGCATTTGAGTTCGGGCCGTTGCTTGAAGCGATGGGAGATTCAGAAGGTAAAGTCGACGCGCTCGGCGAATCAACGCTGACGACGAGCGACAAGATGGACATTATGAAGAACAAGATGAAAGGCGCACTCGCCCCGATTGGTGGGTTGGCTTCATCCATCGGTCCGCTTGTTATCTTGATTCCAGGAATGACAACGGCGGTCACCGCTATGTCTGGCGCTATGGGTGCGTTGAATCTTTCAATGGGGCCGATTCTTATCGCAGTCGTTGCAATTGCCGCCGCAATCGCCATCGCGGTTCTTGTCTGGAAGAACTGGGACAAAATCATGGCGGGCGTTACTGCAACAGTAGACTTCCTAAAAGAACGATTTGGTATCATGATGGATTTCATCAGCGGGCTCATAGACGGAGCGAAAGCAACCTTCGAAGGATTCGGAGAGACAATCTCAGGAGTTTTTGGGGGCATCTGGGACGCAATTAAGTTTTATATTAATCTCTGGATTGGCGGTTTGAATCTTCTTATTAAAGGCATGAACAAGATTTCCTTTGACGTGCCGAGCTGGGTGCCAGGGCTTGGGGGAAAAGGTTTCGGTTTTAATATTCCAGAGATACCCACGTTAGCCGCTGGCGGCATCGTAAAGAGCCCGACCCTTGCAGTTGTAGGTGAGAGCGGGCCAGAGGCAGTTGTGCCGCTAAATCGAGCGCAGGGCGGGCTTGGGCAGAGCATTAACATATATATTCAGGGCGACGTTTACGGATTCGATGACTTTGAAGACAGAGTCTTCGAGGCTGTGAGAGACGGAGCGCGTCGCGGTGGATTTGAAGGCGTACTAAGGACGGCATAATGGCTAACGAGTTCAAACATGGAAGCGTCGGTACATCACTCTCGCAAGCAGAATGGGAGGGCATAGGAACTCACGTCGTCGACTCCCAGGCGACGGGGGATATTATCTACGCCGCTTCATCATCCCAATTGCGTCGGCTTGGAGTCGGTAGCACGAATGATGTTCTGCGAATAACCGGAGGAGTTCCCGATTGGCAGGCGACGACTTTCATCACAGAAGTTGGAACTATAGCAACTGGAGTCTGGCAGGGAACCGATGTCGGAGTTGCCTATGGCGGAACAGGGGTTTCGACCCTAACAGACGGCGGTGTCCTTCTGGGTTCTGGTGCGAGTGCAATCACCGCTATGGCGGTTCTTACTGACGGGCAGATGATTGTCGGAAACGGCTCTACCGACCCAGTTGCAGAGAGCGGTGCAACTCTTAGAACTTCTATCGGTGTCGGCACTGGAGACAGTCCTCAGTTTACAGACTTAACACTTACTGGGGACTTGGCAGTTAATGGGGACGACATCACTTCAGATGGCGGTTTAACCATAACGCCAACAACGGATACTTTCTTTGCCAACGGGACTGGAGTGGTCATCGGGCATACGGCACAGATAACAGGTTCATCGGCGGCTGAACTACAGGTTTTAGGGGTTGATGGAGCAGATAGCAATCTAATGCTAGCCCGCT